TTGCTCTGCAGTACAATGCGAATAGTTATCTTAATCTTCCTGTAAATGTTATGAAACCAGGTGTGACTACAGCGAGTACTCGCATACAGTTTTATTGTTATATGATATTTACAGCATATAACAATAAAGGAAAACCTATAAAAGACGAAAAAATACGTAAAATAGCAGTATTGAATATTAAAAAGAACTTCCGGCATAACGAAAGTTTATGCTTCATCTCGTGTCCTCTTCATAGCGATCTTCCATGCGGATGTTCAAGTCAAGATGTTCCCTATCAATCAAACTGTCTTGAAAGTGAGAGACCTACAAAGATGTCGGCGGGTGAAAAATATTCATACGCTATTTTGTATCGCATAAATTCGCGTTTTTCAGATTTAACGAGTAATGGAATATTGGCGAGCGACTATAGCGATTTAGATTGGTCGCCAGATACAATAAATCCTATACCAACTCTGGAAAATCCAAACCCTAAAGAAGGGAAAATACTCAAGAAGCCATATTCGGGTGGCCCTGGTATTATCATGTACCAACATTGTGGTTTTAAGGGATGGAAATCTCAACTTATTCCACCTGGCAAATATACAATGGATCAACTAAGATATTATGATGTGAAACAAGATGTCAGTACATATCAGATATTCAAAAATGTAAAGGTTAAACTGTATCTGGCGCCCAATTTTGATAACCCGATTCCGATTGATACAAAAGATGGATATATAACAGGAACATTGCCGTGCTTTACTAAATACAAAAATCTAAACGATAATTTACAAGCAATTGAAATTATATATGATAAAAACGAAATAAAGAAACAAGACAAAATAGAAGAAAAGAAACAAGAAAAGAAAGAACAAAAGAAAGAAGAAAAGAAACAAGACAAACAAGACAAAAAAGATAAAAAGGACGACGATGTATTTGGAATGATAAAAAATAAATTAAATTTTTAATTCGCCTCTTTTTCTAAGTCATCTTCCTCATCAATAAATTCAACTACCTTAACGACTCGTTCTCGTCTTCGGGATGGCTGTTTTTCTACAAAATATGTATCTGGACCATTTGCTTTCATTTCTTCTACTTCTTTCCAAAATATATCAACCTCTTTCATAATATCGTCCCATCTTTTAGGATCAAATAATACTCGTTGTGTAAAATATTCCCTTATTTTCCAAGGTGTAATCTTTACAAGGTGTTTCGTCTCTTTTTTAATACATTCTTTTGCCCATTTCCAAGCATCCGTAGGTGTTAAATATTCGGGAGAATAATCATAAGTCATTGTACCATTGTCGCTGTACTCAAGAACGATACCGTGATCTACTGTACTTTCTGGATCAATTACTTCTAAATATTTTTCAATATCCTCAAAATCGGCAATACCGCATTCTACATAATCACATTCGGATAGACCACATACCGCCATCTGTCCTTGCATTTGAATTTCATATTGTTCCGGAATTGTACCATCAATCTTTCTTTTTATAGGGCATTTTAGTTCAAGCATAATCCCAAGCTCCGAAATACCATCCGGTGATGCCCCAAAGTGTTTCACTTTTGGATGTGGCACAAGACCAAATTCATGAATCTTAATATCACCATTTCGCTGACAATAGCTACGATTTGCTACTGTTTCAAACATCGTACCCCATTTCATAATATAGCTTGAAATAAATGGCATAAGCTCAGGAAACGCTTTCTTTTTTAAGAGATTCTTTCGTGTTTCAAACTTACCACGACCAATGGAAGTAGCTGTATCACTTGCTGTAAGACGACCTTTACGCATTTCATGCCATTCTGGAGAACGCTGTTCTACCTGTGGCATTTTAAGAAGATCAATTAACATAATACGAAATTCTCTTATTTGAGCAAGTCTTTTTTCAATCAATGTATCACACATTGTGATTGAAAAATCACGGACTAAAATATCATGAACCTCTTTTACAATTTTTGATTCCTCTGCCGTGTCAATATATTCTGGAGTGGCACTTTTCATCAAAGCCCATATGGCATTGTCGACATTCGTATGAATGTTCATTTTTACTTTACTTCGTTATTTGTATATATATAACTTATCACACACATATATATCGTCAAATGCCTTAATACGATTCTTCTTTCTTTTTCTTACTTTTCTTAGCGCGATCTGCCTCAAACTCTCGTACGGATTTTAGAAATTTATTCATATCATACGACATAGCATCTTCCTTTAGTGTATCTTTTGATTTTATCCTTTCTTCCTCTTCTACTTGATTATGTTCTTTTACGATTTCGGTTTTACTTTTTAAGAATTCTTCTAATTTTTGAATGTAAATATCCATTTTATTCGTCCTGTTTATATATCCATGAAATAAATTATAAATCAATTTTTTATATCGTATTACACAAAAATTGATTTAAAAATGATCACCTATGTAATAACAATCTTAATATCTCTATTATAAAATGAATTCCAATCTTTCAAACTTGACCTACGACATGTGCGACCGCCGTATCTCCTCTATGTGCGGATGTAATCGCAAAGAGCTTGCCGGTCACCACCATGCTGCCGTCTTCTTTCGGTCAGGTTCAGCTCCTCCGCTGCTAAAAGTGCATGGCCTACGGAGAAAATCATGACCATAATATTGGTACATCTTTCTGCACAATACATGCAGAAGAACATGCATTAAATAAACTTCCTCATGCTCCATCACGAAAAAAGAAACGAAGACTTGATATTCTTGTAATACGAACAACACATACGGGCTCTCTTGGAATATCAAAACCATGTATACGATGCACCATGCTTCTTGAGAAAGAACTTCCCTCCAAAGGATACATTCTTGGGAATATATATTACACATTATCAAATGATACAATTATAAAAACAAACATAGAAGAACTCGTAATGCAGCATAGTATAAGCCCTCATTTATCATTATATTATCGTGTAAGACAAGAAAAGAGAGATCTAAAATTACTAAAAACCTAAAAACTAAAACTATATTTCTATAATTTTATTATTTTATTTTTGAATAATATTTTAACTAAATACATTACCCGAATTTCGTGTCATAACTTGTAGAAACCCATTCGTTTTGGATTTATTTTTAGTTTTTTCACTAATGCCACAAGCATTACATAGCGTATGGTATTCTTTTGTTCTACGCCATAAAGGTGTATTACTTTTATTACAAACTTGACAATAACGGATCTCTAAATTTTGTTCCGGTTTTGGTTCGTATTTTCTCTTTTTTAATATTTCTACAGGTTGTTGAATTTTAGATAATGTTAATAGAGTTTCCACACAATCCATAATGCCAATATTCTCAATTGATGCTTCGTGAATATCCTCTTTCCAATTCCAATCTTCCAGACTGCTATTACAAGTATCACTTAACGACATTTCAGTTTTATAAATATTTGCTTATGATGCTATAAACATCCATAGTTTCATTTTTTATGAAATTTTTTATAACTTGAAATATTTTTATGAAATCTTTTTCATTCTATTTCTTTTTACAACAGGTGCCGATATATCCATTTCAGCTTTCTTGTTCTTTTGAAATACAGGATAATTCTTACCCCAAGTAATTTTACTAAAGAAATTGTCTTCACTGCGTTGTATATCTATTCTGGTATGTGCTATCTCACGAATAGCATCTAAATGCGACATTAGCAATACACTACTGTATCCTCCCATTTCCATCATACTTTGAAGAATCGATTCTACTTTTTGTAGATTCGTACTATCGCATGCTACAAATCCTTCATCTATAAATAGATGTTTTACATTTTGCCCCACGGCTCCTATTCTGGATAGAGCAATCCTCATAGCAATTCCTATAATAAATCGCTGATAACCAGATGCATGATCCAATGTAGGATTATTTCCTCGGTCATTTAGACTATAAAGCATTGCTCCATTGTGATATTGAATAACAAACTTGAAATCTTCCAAGGGTGCCAAGAAAGCATTTACTTCGTTTTGTATAAGAGGAGCAATCTCGGTATTATATACCCATGATTTGAACCCCTTATCACCTACGAATACGGCTACTAATTTTTGTAGCATAGACATTCTATGTTGAATATAGGACAGTGCCTGTTGGCATTTCTTTATCAAACCAGTGCGCTCAAGAACTCCCTGTGTTTTTGCTTCAAGCAATACGATCTCTTTTTGTAATCGCGAATATTCCGCCGAAAGTTTGGTTAATTCTTCATATTTGTTTGACCATTGGATAGACAATACAATATCTTGTAATTTATCTCTTTCATTTACAGCCTTTTCATATTGAGAGATCCTTTCAAATAATATACGATTGCTTTCCAACTCTTTTTGATAGTCATCCCACTTTATTACATTTTCATAGAGACTCTTTTCGTCAGCTAAAGATTTTGCCTTATCGTTCCACTCTTTACAAATATCAAGCAGACCCTTTTCATCTTCAATATGCTGATTTTCTTTTACCCAAACATCGTATTCTACCTTTATTTTTTGTAGAATATTGATTTCGTCAAAGATTGTTTTCAAATCCCGATGAATCTTCTTTTTGTTTTCTTCAAGCTTTTCTTCAATTTTCCATAAATCAATCGAGCTATCCCATTCTGCTTTCTCGCGATTCATCATAGATACTTTTGTTTCATAGAGATTTCTATCAGGTTTTACAGCTTTTATCTCTTTTATTTCTGTACGATACTCTTTTTCAGTAATATTTATTTCAACTATTTTTTTATTTAATTTTTTCTTTTTACTTTCCTGCCCTTTTAATTCTTTTGTAATTAATTCAAGACGCTTATGTAAAGGATTTTTCATACAAGCACTACAATCGCTATTAAATTCAATATCATTGTATCCTTCCTTCTCTTTTGATAGAACGGATATACGATCTGTAATGGTAGTGAATTCAGTGCGAATGTTATCAATCTTTTTTATATAATCGTAAATAGCCTGTAGGCGTTGTTCCAGTTCTTCTACCGTCATTTCCGTTAAACTGGATGTAAAAGAGCACCAATCCTCCCATTCTTTTTTCCACTTTTCATAATCTCTCTTTAGTCGTGTCGGGCGATTTTGTGTATCGTCTCTTAGTATTTCTTGTTCTTTATAGAGCCTTTGTTGTTCCTTTTTTAGCGTAGTTATTCTTTCTTCAAGTCCATCAAGATCTAACTCCATAAATCGTATCGTATTGAGCCAAGCATTGTATTGGTGCTCTTTTTCTTCTATATATCCATATGTAATTGTAGGTTCGTCTTCTGGCTTCTTTTTCATATGATTTTTAATTAATTTATCAATTTTATAGATCTCTTCGGTCGCCTTTTCTCTATTATAATTCGCCTTTGGAATACTTTCAAGCTCTTTTATTTGTAGATTTAGTCTTTCTTTTGTTGTATGTCCTTTCTCAAGAATTTCAGGTGTTAAATCTGGATAACTATCTACCTTTTTTTGTTCTTTTTCAAGCTCTTTTTCTGCCTCTGTGAGCTTATAACCGCAACTATCCACGCCATTACGAATTCGTACAAGAAGGTCATTTGCTAATTTAGTAATTTTTATTCGCTTTTTTTCCACTTGAGTATATTCTTTTTTCATTTTATTCAGATTATCTGTAGCTTCCTTGAGAGCATCTTCTTCAAGCAAGACATCACTTGTTTTTGCTCCATCGGTGATTCCTTTCATATAGGTTGTCAGCTCGTTAAGAATGTATTTATGTCCTTTCAAGGCTTCCTGAAGAATACATTCATAGGCATGGATTGTATCCATATGAAGCGCTCTCTCAATAATACGAATTTGATCTTCCTCCTTCTGCATAAAGAAGTTGGATCCATCGGTTTGGCACAGGATTGTACTCATAAGTATTTCAGGCAATGAACCGAAATGTTTTATTACCCAATCATTCACCATATTTGTACCTTCGGCAACTAATACGAGAGCATTATCCTCTACACGATGGATCGTAGCTATTTTATTTACCTTTGATTGTAGAATTTCATCTTTTTGTTTCATAGTAAAGGATCGCTTTATCTCGTACAATTCGTCGTTGATATGAAATAGAAGTTTGATGTGAGCGCTGTCGTGTTTTGACGAAGTCGGTTTTTTATCATGAATTACCTTCACCGACATCTTGTTTCCTGTAATATCTGAACGCATCGTAGTAGCATCACCAAATATAGCAAGACACAATACATCAATAAAGGACGATTTGCCACTAGCATTTTTACCATTCAATAGTGCCACACGACCATCCATTTGTGAGAAATCAAACCAATTGTTTGCTCCATAACACATAATATACTCCCATTCCATATGTTTTAAAACAATACTGTGCCTTTGTTGATATACGCCATTGATCTTCTCTTCGTAATTATCTACCAATTGTTGAATAGACTTATTACGATTGGCTATTTTATCAATAAGAGCATCTGGAATACCCTCGTTTTTTATAACAAGACTATTCGGGGTAAATAGCCAAGCAATGACATCTTCGCCCAGATCAGGAGCATTCTGTTGTATAAATGATTTCCATTTCGTAGGACTGTTTAAATCCGCGAGCTGTATAATGTATTTATTCGTAGGATCATCCATACTTGATTTGTTATTTGTATCCTTTAATGTATTTTCTTCATCTTCTATTATCACATCACTGGCGTTATATGTATTTGATGCCGAAGTTGTAAAGCATTTGGAAAGATAGATACGAGAGGGTTTTACACCCAATTGTTTTAATATATTTTCAACAATCACTTCGTCGCCTAACACGCCTACGACGCGAATCTGTGGATTTTTTGGAAATGCTTTTATTTTTAAAGCTTTCGCAATAGGAATTGTTTCGCGTGGACGCATACGCACCATAACAGAATCGTCTTTTGAAAGTAGAATATTCACAGTTCCATAGTCATTATGAACGTGGTTAAGTGTCCCTGTTCGTTTGACAATATCCCATAGGATATATCCGTGTCCCAAAAGTGGCTCTCCTCCATCTTGTTGTACAAGAGATCCAGGATAGCCCCAAACAATACTATCCTCCAGACCTTTGTGTATCTGTTGTGTATGATTATCACCAAATACAGCAATATGATAGCCGTAAAACCATTCCAGAGGATATCCGTGTGAATATTCTGATATCTGGTTTCCATTTGGCATAGCAGATTGCGAGATAGAACCATGAAAGATGGCAACACGACAATCTACATTTTTGAACAGATCCGGATCAGGATAGGTAGGAAGTTCGGTAAGCATACCGCATGTGTTATATGCTCGCAGTGTATCTCTTACCGATGTGACACCGAATCCAATATTTTCCCATAGGTAATGTCC